ATACCGTTTTTTGAAGTTGTATTAAATACAAAAGGGAATGTTGCATCGTAAGCCAATGAGTTAATACTGTCTATAGTAAATGTTTTAGTAGAAATAGGTGTAGTAGACATGTCTGTACCTATTACTAAATCGCTACCAGTAGGAGTAGCCGTGGGATAACTTGTTATATTTGCCATGTTTTGTTATTTATTATTGTTTATCATTTTTTGTACCGTCACCTGAGTCTCCCCTGTTGTCTGCAATAGACATTCTTTTAGTAACACCTACTTTACCATCAACATGATGTATATCTGTAGTACTGTTTTGCCCAATTCTTTGATTCTCCGCCTTCTTAGCCTTCCTATCTGCTGTTTTAGCAAACAATATGTCTCTTCTAACCTTTCTTCTAGCCGCTATAGGACTTAACTGCTGCTTTGGTCCTCCTTCTTTCTTAGGTTTTGCCATAATAGTTTATTATACCTTATATACTTACGCGTAAACGTATTATTTTACAAAGGCAAAGTGTGACAATAGCCCCCTACTATTATATATAACTACCTAACGTCACTGTTTTTAATTTTATTGCAAATAGAGAGAGATTTTGTTGCATACTCATTTCACTTTACAATTGCCAACGCCTTTTTAGTTCTCAAAAACGCACCCCCCTAGCCTTTTTTTGGCTTTTCCTGTATGGTTTCGGCTTTTCCATACGTTTTACAGCACACATTCAGGCTTCTAGTTTGGCACACACTGCCTGGCTTAGGCTCTCCAGTTTGCTCCATGCTGTTTTACTTTATATACTTACAGCATTGATACGATCAACGATCGATAATATATATGAATTTAAACGTAACAATTATGAAACAAGTAACAAACATTATCAAGAAGATTGGCAGCATCATGGCTGAGTTAGGAACAGCTGCGGCTTATGCAACTAGAAGATAGTATGACAACAGAAGATAACTACAACAAGCCAGCTAGAACAGTCCAGGACTGGATCACGGAAGGCTACACGGAAGCATACGCAAAAGCATTGTATGCACAACAAAAGAGAGCTGATGCTAAGAAGCGTAACGTTAAAGCGTTCTACTCAGTGTGGGATACAATATAGGACAACCACCTCAGCACGTGCCACTCGACAACGAAGAATAAATATTACAAACTAAATACGAAGTGAATTCGATAATATAAGTGAATCTAAAATAAATAATGATGATAACAAATGAAGAATATATGGGGATTGGAATAACATTACTTAAAGTAGCGATAGTATGCTTTTTAGTAGGAATATTTGTAGGATGGTTAATTTTTAAATAATAAGATAAATATTACAAACTTAATACGAATAGAATCCGATAATATATACGAATAACAAATTAATATAAACTTAAATAAATTAACAAATGTCAAATCAAGAATTAATTACCAATGCAATTGCAAACATGAACAATGAAGAAAAGTCTTTAATCTTTCCACCGATCAACCGAGCTAACTTTGTTGTAAGAAAGAACTGGCTAGGCCGTAATCAAGTAATAACTTTCAATACGAAAGCTACTAAAACAAAACCGTCTGTGCAAGTTACCTACAATCATGACGATGTTTTAAATACGATGTTACCTAAACTAAATATTATGCCCTGTTGGATTAAACGTGGATACTGGTCGCAGTCTACCGATATGCCAGCTAATGTTAGACATCTAAGTACTAGGTCTGAAATCGAAATTGATGAAACTTCTAAAACATTCCAAGACATGGAAGCTAGTCTGAAGTAGAAACTAAAACAGTGACAATAGCCTGCTATTATATTAATATAACAAGCTAACGTCACACTTTTTAAACCAGGGTATTTCAGTGTCGTTGCCCTGAGTACTGGCCTGATCGGTAATACGAGTCGGAAGAGTAGACTCCGTCCTATAATAGTGTCAAATATGTATGACAATACGTCCGTATGACAAGGTGTCACTGACATTGTGTCACTTCATTACAACATCTAATATATTTTTACTCTATAATTTAATTACACCTCTACAAAATAAATACGAAACTCTTTCGATAATATATATGAATAACAAAATAACCAATAGATAATGAGAATGACAATGAAAGAATTGTGTTCGTATGTAAAAGCGAAACAAAGTGAAAATGCGAGAATACACCGCGCAACCGTAACTCAAGGTGAATATTGTAGTGGATTAACAATAAAAGAGTACAATAGAGTTAAAACGAGTGTTAAAAGAGTTGGTAGTAAATCACGTTCTCACTCACACACAAAGTTGTGGAATTATAATAGCGAAGGTATTAATTTGCGAAAGTAATACGAACAATGTTCGATAATATATACGAATCTAAAATAAATATAAATAATGAAATTAACTTTGCAAGAAATTAAAGATATATCTAACTACTTAGATAACAAAGTAAGCAACCATTTTCACGATGCATTATTCCATTGTCTAAGCGACAAGTACGGAAGCGAATTCGAAGTCGACGATGAAAGTATAATAGAAATTAAAGAACAATTAAAAAGAATATTATAATGAGGAAATTCCAACACAAAGTACTAATAGTATTAAAACAAGTAAACAAAGTATTAACCGAATTAGGCGCCGCTGCGTCTTACGCAATAAAAAAATAAATATGAAATTATTAAAAGTAACTAAAGGTGGAGCTCTACATTTCGAATTGAGCGACGGAAGACTAGGTATAACTTATCCAACAGGGTATGTTAGAGTATCAACAAAGTATTCTCATTCTAGATTATACCAAATAAACGTAAAAAAATACGAAGATACAACAGTAGACTATCCAAAGAGTATTAGAGTTTTAATACCTTTACAAAGAGATAGAATCAACCATCTGTTCTGTTTTAATAATAAAAACTGTAAGTAATATGGAATTAAGTAAAAATATAACCGTGAACGGTTGGGACTTTGAACTAGTAAACAACGATACTAACGATCGATTCTACCAATGTAGAGGTAGTGTAATGTACGACGATGAGCATGACGAAATGCCAGAACCAAGTCTTTGGCGAGCAGCGGAAAAGTTAGAAGAAATACTAACTAAAGACGGGTTGAATGTATATGCAGGTCACAGCGAGAAAGGCTGGGTTGAAGTAACTATAAACCAATAACATGGAATACAAAGGATATTTTTATAAAGAAATACAAGTTAAAGATTACAAAGGTAATCGAGCAACGATGTTTAAGTGTTCTGACGTGGCATTATTAGAACACACCGACATAACATTCTTTACTAAGTTCACTGAAAAACGTATGAAAGAAGCGATCGAGTATTATATTGGTAATGTAGGTTATCATAAGAAATTAAAAGTACTAACCTACAAAGCAACTAATTATTTTTTACAAATTAAACACGAACACAAATCGATAATATATACGAATCTAAAATAATAACAATGAAACAAATTAAATTTTTAAAGAACAACGCAAGACGAATTAAATTAGGTGGTAGACTGTTTAAACCATATACAGTCGGCGATTTACCATCAACCTTCGGTTTTATTTATAACGAAGACAAAGATCAGGACGGAATCAGCGAGTGGTTCAATTTCAAAGGATTAACCTATGTACCAGTATAACTATGAAACTAACAGCAGATATACTACAAGAACTATCGACCTACGCACAATTAAACTACGAAGACGATTGGTACCTAATAGAAAAAATTAACGAGTTAAAAAATAAAATATACAAAAATGAGTAAAAACCCATGGGACTTAGCCTACGAACAGAACAGCGATCACTATAGTAAAGCAGATATTGACGACATGTTATACTGCGAAATTGAAGAACTATTAAACCAAATTTAATATGAAAACAATTGATACATCAATAATTATATTAGCGCTTAAAACCTTAAGAGAACAAGTAGAACACGGCAAAGATGAAACTAATAGAAGAATTAGAAATAATAAAATAGATAGAATAAATAACGCAATAAAAACTATGCTAACTTATGAGTAAAATGAAAGAACTAGACGAAATAGCGGAAGGTATCGCTGAAGTAACTAAAGAATTAATGTATGATAGTATTCATTGGCAACTAGAAGATTACCCTACAAGAACAGACGATGACTACAACGAACTTCACAGTATGGTTATGTTTTTAGCCATTAAAAAGATGTATATGTCTACTAAAAGAAAGTATTACGAGCAAGGTGATGAGAATTAGTTGGCCTAGCGGCTTCAATGACACAAGACTAACACGATTTAAAATCGATAATATATATGAATCAAAAATATAAAAATTATGTATTGTAAATGCGGCGATGAGGTACATCCTTACAGAGTAAACTTAGGTTATAAAACATGTCCACCATGTTCTGAAGTAAAAACATATTCTTATGTACCTATTACCTATCACAAAACAGGTAACACTATTCAAATAGTAAGCCAAGAATTAAGTGATCTTGTACACAAGTCACAACGAAGAAGATAACAAACCAAGCGAAAGATACGATTAATGATCACACAATAGCTGGAAACTAGGTCAGAGGTTTAGTACTGAAGTAGGTAAACGTTTTCACGAGCCTATAATGACTATGGCTACCGACGGGTATGAGGTTCGAATCCTCACTAGTTACAAATTTCCCATGGTGTAATTGGTAACACATCTGCTTTTGGTGCAGACGTTCAGAGTTCGAGTCTTTGTGGGAAAACTAAAATAAATAAATAATAAATTATGAGTAAAACAAAATTTAACGGATTTGAAAAGTATTTCATCCAAACAGCGTTAAAAAACGCTATCGAAGAAGCAGAACAAGATGTATTAGCAGCAAGAAAAACAGGTAAAACCTCTATATATGCACCTGGTTATTTCACTATGGTAGGTAATGAGATCATTGACAAAGTAAATAGCATGACGCTTAAAAAATACCAAGATTAATTACAAAACAAATACGATTAACTATTGATAATATTAATGAATCTAAAACAATAACAATGAATTTATACAAAAGATTAAAACCAGAGCACAGAGACTCTATTAATGCAAACAGTAAGCTATATCCTAACACAACAGCGAGTCTAATAGTTCAACTAAAATCTAACGATTATTTTACGAACGTACGCTATGGCGATGCTATAGAAGTACAGGGATTATGTAACCTTGATTTTTTCGGCGATGCGTTTGATGACTTACCTTAACATACACGACAGAGCTAGTGATAAAGCTTACGCTAAAAAACACAGCCTACACAACGAAATTGAAAGCAACAAAACCGAATTAAAATCCGGTAGTTACGGTGGTATAACCGAGGAAGAAATGATTATGATACTCGAGGGTAACAAAATCGAATTAAAAGTATGGAATTACATAGCTAAATTAATAGAAACAGATGAAGAATAAATTTATAACAGATGAGTTAATAACTCTAAGAATGACAGAAAAAGGTTGGACCGAAGGCTATGACGATGAGCATGCTAGAAACCAAGTACTTGCTCGCTATGAGTGCAAAATAACAGAAGCCTGGCAAAGGCCTGACTTCAGTATATACGAAGAATCAACTGCTGATGGTTATTCTGTATGGATAGCGACCGATGATGATAAAAATATAAACATTAACGAAGACGTATATTATTACGAAAACGACCTTAGTGATGTGCTATACAATGCGATACCTGACTATAATGAAATATTCTGTGACAATCCATCACTTGTTGAAGATGCTATCACTAGACACTATGAAGAGCTATTTGATAGAATTGAAGAAGAAGTTGTAGATGAGTTACGCAGCGAAGGCTACGTCAATAAAATAGCGGCCCCTGCAAATGCGCTGCAATATATAGAGATGATCTCTCAAGACGATCAGTTTACTAAAGGTACACCTGAAATATATGACGGTTGCGTTAGTATAGATGTTAATCATGATTATAAATGGCTAAATTACGCTACTCAAGTGATTAAAGATAGCAATAGATATGAAATTATAGCTAATCACTACGGCCTAACTATCAGCTGTTTCTTTGAGGATCTGCCAAATAAATTAATATTTAATAAATTAAAAAAATGAAAACTAAAGAACAAAAAATACCTAAATGGTTTCAAGGTTCAATATACGAACAAGGCGAAACGGTAATCAATCCGTTCAGTAACGAAGAATACGAACTAAACGGCTTGGAGTTATCTATATACGATTTTATAATGGGTAGCCAATATGTATTTGAGATGGCACCTAAATCAGTAACTACAAAACAAGTTGATGACTTTCACAAAGCATTAACGTGGTTTCGTAAGAATAACATTGACGCTTATATGGTATTATTAGATTAAGATGAAAAATTATGAACTTTGTGAAACGTTATAGACCGAAAGATGGCAATGATGCACTACGCTTTTTGAAAGAAAACAAAGAAATTGAAGTTGCAAATATAGTAGCTTTTGATATGGCTAAAATTTTGGAAGAAAACACAGACTACATTTTTTCTTTTAAAAAGAATCTATGGAACAAAGGTTGGGCAGGATTTAAAGTTAGATAAATATAAATATTATGAGTACAACATTTGGAATTAGAATACCGACAACAGGCGATGTTATAGAAGTAGCCTTTAGAACGCATTATGTAAGATGGGAAAACCCATTAGCACATTTACTGCCTAATGAAACAAGAGTAGAGCCATTGGATAATACTGCTCAAGGAATTTATACTATTGGTGATATTAAAGAAGCAATTAAGTCTAATGGTGCATAACGCATTGTGTATGATTAGTAGCGTGAAATAGTAAAAACTTAAATAAATAAGCAATGAAAAGTAAAGAATTATTATTAAAGCACCTTGCATTAAATGACTGCAAAGGCTATGTTACAAGTGATGGAAGATTATATAAAGCTATTATAAATGCACTTGAAGAAGCTATTAATTATACGCATTGTTGTGAAAGCGATAGCGAGCAGTTACTTGCTTACACTAAGTTTTTAAGGGATGAATTACATTTGAATATATCAGATACTTGGGTAGAAAGCTATGTAAAAAATAGCAAGTAATTGCCTACAACACTAAGATAAAAACACGTTTTAATGTGTTTTATAGACTGTTGACCCACGTTTTAATGTGGGTAATTAAAATAAAAAACTAAATTAATCACGTTATACTATTAAATAATAATATAAATTATTTTTTTGTATATTGGAAGCAAAATTTTTAAAGAATGATAAAAGCTAAAATAGAAAAGGTAAGCATTTCTTCAATAAAAGAAAATGCAGCAAACCCTAGAACAATCAACAAGCATAAGTTTCAAAAACTTGTTAATAGTGTGAAGGAATTTCCTGAGATGTTATCCCTTAGACCAATCATAGTTGATAAGGACAATGTTATATTGGGTGGTAATATGCGTTACAAGGCTTGTAAGGAGTTAGGACTAAAAGAAGTCTATATTATACAGGCAGCAGATTTAGATGATAAACAGGCACAGGAATTCATCGTTAAAGACAATGTTGGATTTGGTGAATGGGATTGGGATATTTTAGCAAATGATTGGGATGTAAAAGAATTAGAAGAATGGGGATTGGATGGCTTTCCTTTTGAAGATGTAAATGAAGAAACTAATAATAAAAAAGAAAAAGAAATCAACATCTGTGACGATTGTGGAAAAAATATAATATGAACGAAAGTAGACACATAAAAAAGGAATCACTATTAGCAGCACTAGAACAAAGCCTAGGGGTTGTAACAGTAGCTTGTAAGAAAGCAGATGTACCTAGAAGCACATATTACAAATGGATAAATGAAGATGATGTATTTGCAAAGGCAGTTCAGGAAATTGAGAACGTAGCTTTAGATTTTGCAGAAAGTCAAT